GATCACTGAGATTCGCCATCGTTATCACCCTTTAACTTCTGCTGACACACCTGCAAAATGCTGAGCATACGCAGCCCAACTAAATTCAATCTCCCCCGGCATGTTCAGCCTGTTTTTGGCGAGTGCTGCCGGAGTCTCCACGCATCGCAAATACCGCTCACTTGCACCGCTGGCCAGTGTTCGTTCCTTGCCGTAACCCTGTTCTTCCTTCCGAGTGTAAACGCGGTAGGACGCAAACAGGACCTCATCACACCATTCCTGCAGCAACGCCGACGCCGTCTCGTGCAGGGCTGGCTGGTAGCGGTCGTATGACTCGCTCAGTGGATCTTGGTGCTTTTTGATGGCGCAATGACTCAACAGAACAATACCGATCCGCTTTTCGTTCCGCAGCCACTCCAGCATAGTCAGCAGCTTGTCCCAATAGACAACTGCGGACTTGTACCCAGCACCATAGCCAATATCGGCAATGGACTTCTTCCCTGCGTCGCTGGCCACCTGATGATGGATCATCGCCTCCAGCCAATCGACGGTATCAATTGCCAACGTCTTGAAGTCGTGCTGTTGCTGTGCCAGCCACGTCAACGCCTCGACCACACGATCCCAGCTCTGCAAGTGCTCCGTTTTTGCGCAGTCGATATCTGCCAGCCCGTCCTCCAGATTCAAAAACAGCACCTCTGGTGCCTGCGCGGCCCATGACGATTTGCCGATGCCATGTGTGCCGTACAGCATGACGCGTCGCGGTCTCTGCTGCTTACCCCTCGTGATTTTCATTGGTCACCTTTCCCCTCATCACTCCCAGAACCTGATTGTCCGACCGTCGGCCAATCTAATGGATCTGTGCTCAATCGCTCGCGGTACTCCGGATGAATCCGTCGAGGAATGCCCCACGGCATTTCACCAGGATCCCAACGGCTGTGTGGACCGTCGCGCCCGTATTCCCTCGCCTCGCGTTCCCGCGCTCCGTCCTCGATAGCCCCAAAAAACGGGGCAAAGATGTTCTCTGTCATGCGTCCCTCGTGACTGTGAATCGTCGAGTGTTTTCCTTCGGTGTGATCACCTCAATCACGGTCCACCTGTATCCGGTGCGTGCCAGCATGTTCCGCACGGTCAGTTCCAATCGGTAGCGACTGGGAAGTGGATAGGATTCGCCGACCGCCAACGTTTTCAGCGTCGCCGCCATTCTCTCATCGCCGACCATACGTGCCCTCCTGCAACTCCGACCTTAGAATGTGCGCGTCTCGTGGTGCCACGATTGCGAGTCGTGCCTTGTCGTTGCGGATCTCCACCAGCGTAATCTGCAGCTTAACGCCGTTGCAGTCGATCACTAACGACTGGCCTGCCGCGCGTGAAATCACCAACCGAGAATACCCCTCGGGCTTTTCCGGTAACAAGTGCTCCGGCGTCGGCTCATCGATTGCCGGTGCGTCATGCGGGAGTGCTGCGACTCTTGGTTGTGTTCGTTTCATTGGTTGATTTCCCTCACTGTAAAAGTTATGCGTCTGGAGCACACTCGCGAATCCAGATTTCTGTTTGCGGCGTCACTGACCATCGCTTGCTGATGAATGCCAGTGCGACCTGTTTATCATCAACCCACACACCGCAATCGGTCAGCGCGTCCTTGACGGCCTTCAGCACGTTGTCTGAATCCGGCTTTGCGTCGTGCAATGCGCCTTGCAATTCAGCACGTTTTTTCTTGCTCCACGATGCGGGCATTGAAAAGCTACAATACACATTCAACTGAATAGGGCCAGTAATTGTTTGCCACTTGCCAGCCGCCTCAATAAACGCCGCTCGAATTGCTGCCTTGTATGTGTGTACCGGATGTGACTTTGGCAAATACAATCTGCCGCGTCCGCCGATCGTGCTGACTCTGTGCCGCGGCTGTGCCACTGGCTCACCCGGCACGACAAAAATCAAATTAGTGCTCAAAATCCGTCCTCCCCGTTTGCGTGTCTCTGACGTAATGTGACCGCGGAACGCTCCACGCTGTCGGCTGTTCTCGCATGTCTCGCTGTCGGCGAACCTCGTCCGGCCATTCCCGTTGAATCTCCAGACACCGCTGCCGGATTTCCTCCGGCGTCGGGTCTGCTCCCCGTGATCTCTGCGGATCAGGATTGACACAACTCGCTGGGGCCCAGACCCGATTGCCATTCCGCAAATCCACGACATACACCACTGCGCCCTGTTCGCCCTCGATGACTCGGGCAATCTTGCCCGCTTGCCACATGCCGTCACCCTCAGCCACCAGCACACGCTCACCCAGTCGCCTCAGCCTGTTTGATTTCTTTGGCACGTCCTTCGCCTTTCTGTTGTAGGAAAACCACCGGCGAATCATTCGCAATAGGGATCAGCTACCAGCGGACCTGATGCAGTGCTGCGGTGGTTGTTGTTGTCATCGCGCGACCACTTTCGGATCTGCCTGTTTGCGTTCTGTCTTTGCCACCAGTTCTGAGGACTCCGTCTTGACTCGGAGCATACTCAACTGCTGCGCCTGTTTGCAAATCGTCGCTGTGACGGCCTCGCGCTGTGCCGGTGGCAGCTTGCTGGCGTCCACCGCCATCAGTCGCCGATGTGCTCGCCGCATCAATCGCATTCCGTCGCGGAATCGCTTCGGGTTGTAGTCCGCCGCCTCTTCGTCCGTCAGGATCATCAGCCCTTCGGCCTGAATGCGGATGCTCAGTTCTCGCTGATGCAGTCGCCGCAGGTGCTTCTGGAGGTCCTGCATCGCCCGCAACATGACCAGTTGAAACCCGACCGGGTCGCGTCGTTCGTTTGCGCTGTAACCTGTCTCAACTGCTGCCCGGCTGATGATGTCGCCGGGTTTAAGATCCTCGCTGAATTGCATGTGTCGTTCCTGTAAAAACCTTGCCAAATCCCACCAGACCATTGCCAGCCTTACGCTGCCACACCATTACATTCACGGAACCGCCACCAACTCAAAAGAGTCCTCGCCATGCCAAGCCCGACCCCGCCGCGCCCTGCCTCGCCGCGCCGTGCCTTGCCCCGCGTGGCCGCACCGCGCCTCGCCACGCCGCACCTCGCCCAGCCGCGCCTGACCAATCCACACACTGCTCCGCCTTAACCATTCGCGTAACGCCACCAACTCAAAAGAGTCCTTGCCTTGCCAATCCTCGCCGCCCTTTCCCCGCCTCGCCACGCCTCTCCGGGCCTTGTCCTAACTACTCAAACGCCGTGACCTCAAACCTGCCGAACTTTGGCCGATAGTCGCACAACCCGACCTGACGGCCAGCGTCATCAATCGCCGTCCGCAGTTGCTCAATCGTAATCTGATCTTCCGCCCAGTGCACCGTGAAGGTCGCTGCCCACTGGTTGAATCGCGGTCGCGTCCGCATGACCCTTGCCTGTCCGACCTTGACCCCTCGAACGTCGGCGTAGGTGTCGGCTTTCTCCCACAACTCCGCTGGCGTCAACTGTTCGCCGTACTCCAGAATTGCCGCATCCCACACGCTCATGGCAGCCTTGAAGGCCTTTCCGAGTTTGGCCTTTTTGGCACCCTCGACCAACGCGGACTCAATGACCTCTGACGGCAGAATAACGCGCTGTTTGTCGTCGAGATACAGCCCGGCCAGAAACTCCAGCCGCTGCAGTTCCATGTGGTGTTCGTCCGTCTTTGTCCTCACGGACGTGATCTTCTTCATCTCCTTCGCGAGCGGATTCAGTGGGTTCGCCAACTGTCCGTTGTGCATCAGAATAGGAGCAATTCCGCTGATTGTGATCGTCGTTTCCATCGTCGTTTCCCCTCGTAAATTGTCGTTCACTCATGCCGAAAAATCGCCCGCGCTCGCGGGCAGTAGTAGGATGTCGTTTTGCCCGGCTCACCCTGCCGCACGATCTCGCTGCCGAGTGCCTGCAGGTCCCGCAGATCCCGCAGGAACATGCGCGGTTCGGCGTACTGCAGGATCTCGATGCACTCGTTTTTGGTGCGTCGTCTGGAGCACAAAAACAACTCCAGACGGCGGAGTCTGATCAGGATTTGCAGGCGGTTTGGGTGTGTCACGCTCGCCCTCCCGTCAGCGTCTTGATCACCGCCAAATACGCCGCTTTCATGCCCTCGCAATGGTGGTCCATTGCCGTGCCGTCTGCCTCCAGCACCCGCAGGTTGTCGCGTGCGTCGTCCAGCAGTCGCTCTAGGGTCGCGATATACTCGTTCGCGGACTTCAGTTGCTCGTTGTCAGCCTTCAACCGCTCGATCTCGGTTTGCTGCTCAATCCGCAACGTCTCGGACTGCGAATATGCGTCAGTCGCTGCGGTACGCCATGCCTCTGTCTGTTGCAGTTCTGTCCGCAACTGCTCAATCTCGGCTGCCTTTTCGTTGAGCAACTCATTCGTCGAAATATAACGCTGCGCCTGCTCAGTGCGTTCCGTTTCCGCTGCCAAACGCTCCTCCAACTCGTAAATGATCCGTCCCGGATCGTCGCTTACGCCACCTGCAACCGCTGTCGTGCTTTCCGTCTCCGCTGGACGGCTGACTGGTGCACGTTGCGAGCTGTCCGGCAGCAGCCCCACAAACGCCACCAGATCTTGACTGTCCTCCCGTTGCGATTGGTAATATTTCCCATCGTCTGAATATAACTCAAAACCGTCCGTCCACTGCTGCCCGCCAACTGGCTCGCATTGCGTGATGACCACCCGCTGGCCCGTCCGATTCCGCCACACGCCCTCGCACATTTGCACACTCACAGTCCCCGCCCTCCATTATCCCCTCGCACCCGTCGCACTGGCTTCTGTGCTCGACCGCCGACCACCAGCCTTGCCAGCAGATCCATTCCCGCCACGATCAACACCAGCCCCGCCACGCCTGCAAATGCCCCGCAGCAGAATCCAAACTGCACGTCATGATTCCATAAAGCCTGCCATTTTTCGACGTTGCTCACTGATCACCCCCAATCTGCATACCAATCACGATTGCCAGCACAGCCGCCACGATTGCGGCTACTATGTCCTGCATGTCACTTGCCCTCCTGCAGAGAAATCCCCGCCGCACTGTGCAGCGGGGGAAGGTGTCGTGGATCAGCCCTTGCACCACAGCGTCCAGTTGCCATCATCGCACAGATCGCCACTGGCGACTGTGTACCCCCGGGCCTGCAGTTCCTCCGCGAATTCCTCGCTGCTCATGCCGTCTCCGCAGAAATCGAGTGTGTCCTCTGCGTCAGTCCGTCCGGCGTCCTCAAAGCTCGTGGTCTGTCCGCTGAACCACTCGGCAGCGGCTGCTGCTGACTCAGCATTAATTGCCACGCTGATTGGTCCGCCGAAGTGGCCGACCGCAAAAAACTTAGGTGTTGCTGTGCTCATGATCTCGTTTCCTCGCTCAAATCGCCCGCAGAAAAATCCCCGCCGCACTGTGCAGCGGGGGAAGGTGTCACTGGATCAGCCGCCAATCTTCTGCCACTTCGCCAACTGTGCAGCGGTCAGCAGGAACATATTGCCGACTTCGCGATGCCTCCCGTTGCTGTTCACCTTGCGGCCTGTCATGTTGCCGCGTGCGTCGCGTCGTGCCTGCAGCAGGCAGACACCGCCATGTGCGTTGCGGTTGTACCCGCTGACGCTCACGCTGTCGGTGTATCCTACGACTGCTACAGTCTGCCAGTTGCTGCCGATTTCTGTTGTTGTGCTCATTGTCCTGCGTCCTCTCTCAGATCGTCTCGTCTGCGTCGCACTGTGCGTCGCGTGTCTGAGTAGATTATCGGCGGCGTTAACCTGACGCAATAGCAGGGCGTGGCGAATTTCCAAAAAATCCCAAACTCGCCTCACGTGGCGGATTTGTCTGGGCGTGTCGCCCTGCGCTCAGTCTGCTGCAGCGACCGCAGATCGCGATCCGTCAGCAGCCGCGTTGAGCCCACCACTTGGCCGAGACCCAGCTGGCCGCAGAGCTGCCGCACTCGTGAGTGTGACACTCCGAGCTGCTCTGCTGCCTGTCTGGTGGTGATGATGGTGGTTGTCATGCGTGGCATGTTATCGGCTGCGTGAGATGTTGCAATGAGAAAATCAGTAGACCGGCACCGCCACCCGACGGCGCAACACCAGCGAGCCCTCCAGCTCGACCTGCTGATCGTACTCCGTGCCGTGCTGCTCACTGCTGACGATCTGCCAGGTGTAATCGTCGGCTGCCCGCAGATCGCTCCCGCCGCCGGTGATCTCGATCGAGAGCTTCAGCGTCTGCGATGCCCCTGCCCCAGCCTGCGTGAGTGCCGCCACTGTGCCCGTGATCGCACCTGCCGGCTGCACAATGCGAGCCGCACCCCATACCAGATTCGGCAGCCCGATCCCGCTGAGCCGCGTGTAGATCGCACCGCCGACGTCTGTGATCGTCACGTCGATCTGCGTGCCGCTGCGGACCCTGCAATCGTCTCCGGCCCAGAGGGTAATCTCACCAGCCGCTGAGACTCGGCTGCTCACGCTGACAGTGGTGCCGGATAGGCTGGCCGCGATCCCGTTCACCGTGCCCTGTACCTCCAACAGCGTCGTCTGTGATGCGTCGCCGGAGCCACCGCCGCCTGAGTTGTCGCGGATGGCCTCGAGGCTGTCCGTCGTGATCGTGTATGTCGCTCCGGCTGTGGTTGCCCGGATCTCCGTCTGCGTGGATGCGTCTGTGGTTTTGCCTGCCAGTGCTCCGAGCCATCGCGACAGATATGTGATGCCGCTGAACAGCGTCGCTGTGATGCGTCCGAGCAGGGTCGTCACGTCTGACTGCACAGCTGCGACTGCTGCGCTGGTGGCGAGGCCTGCCTGCAGCTCTGTCACCGCACTTGCTGCCAGCGCCGCCGCAGTAATCACGTCCGCCTGAAACTCATGGACGTCTGCTGCAACATGGTGACTGCCTGTAACCTGCACAATCCGATTGCTATTCAATGCGAGCAAAAATCGCACGCCATACGATCCGTTCACAGTGTGATCGCCGGGCAGTGCTGCGTAAACGCCAGTGACAACCTGTGCCACCGTTGGCGGCGTTCTC